TTGTTTGAAGAATGAAACAAGTGCGACAACAGGTGCAGCGATAAGTGCAGCAAGTCCTGCAATGGCAAACTTACCTTTATCTTTTAGTCCTGCTAAGAAACTTTTGTTTAGTGTGACTATGCCATTTGCCATGCTCTCAAGGAGTGATGTTCTCTTCTCTTCCTTTGCATTCGCCTCTGCCTCTAACTCCTCTTGTTTTGCACGATTTCCTTGTGCCTTCTTTGCCATGTTTAGATGGCCTTCATTGAGAATATTGTTCTGTCTTGCCTCTGCCAACAATGACTCTCTGTTTGCATCAATTGCAGCAACCATTTCTTTTGTTGACCTAAATCGTCCCTGTTCATCTCTTTCATTCATCTTTTCAAGATAACTGGGATCAAGACCCAACAGGTTGTTTGCGGCCTCCATCATTTTTTTATTCATTTCTTTAAATGCATCATTAGACCTTTTAGCTTGTTCTTGAAGTTTGAACTCTTTTTTCGTGAGTCCAAGACGGTCTGCAAGTAATTGCTTCTCTCTCTTGTCTTTAAGTGCAGCAAATCCTTTATTGAATAATGTCTTACCAACATTACCCAATGTCTGAACGCCGGGAATCTGATTAAATGATTTTACGAATGGGTCAGTGACTTTCAGTAAGTCTTTGCCGACAATCTTAGCGACTTCTGTGCCAGTGTTCTGACTCAGTTCTTTTGATGCCTTTTCGAATGCCCTTACTGCAGCACTAAACTCTTTTGCACTTTCATCCTCTTTAGCCATGTGATTTCCTCTGCTCTTGTTCTATTCTTTCGTTTTCCTCATCAATATAGTTCATAGTTAAACCAATATAAATTTCTCTTTCCCACGGCATCATATTTTCTATCTCTGTCAAACTAAAGTTATGATGAAACATCATATTCCAGTTCAACTCATAATACAGTTTAACTGATATATGCGCCATGGTTATGTAAAAAAATCACCAAGCCCCTCAAGCAAAACCTCATTCTTCTTTTTAGTCTTTGGGTTTTTGATATCAATAATGTGTCTCAGTTTTGGCATAGTCTCAAAAAACTCCTGAACCTTTGCCAACATTTCTGATGTCAAACTCCCAAAGAACTCATCCAGTTCTTTATCACTAATATCAATTCTCTTATAAACATCCTCACCAAAATGAATCTCTGAAATACATCCCTGCATCAACTTAAATACCATCTCCGTATCAGAATCATCATCAGACTTTTGCGTACTGAATAGTGTAGGATATCTCATAACAAGTTTTATATCGTCTGTCAGTTCAATCTCTGAATTGTGTTCAATACTCATCTGCACTGAAACTTCAGACAGGTCAACTTTCACAGGTACTTTTGTCTTACCATCATCTGGACATGTGATGTTCAGTTCAACACTCTCACCTACGGACTTTCCTCTAACTTGAAGAAAAACATACTCCATATCAAAAACTGGAGCCGTTCTTCCATCAACAGCACCAAATGTACACTCACTAACAATATTGGTGAGTGCTTCATTAATTTGACTGTCGTTCTCACTCTCCATTGCAAGGAGTAGAATTTTCTCTTCTTTTACTAGAAATGGTCTGTACTTAATTTTCTCCTGTGTTGAAGGTACAACCAGCTCATACTCTGGAATTTGTAGTTTGGGTAATGCCATAATATTTCATCCTTTATAGTCTCCGAAGCACTTTCGGTATATTACTTAGTATCTGTCTCTCAACGCCATCTGCAACTGTATCAATAACTCTGTCCAAGATACTTGGTGCTTGCTCATTGATATCTAGTGGTGTCCAGTATCGAAACGACATACCAACTGTAATCTTTATGTTTTCATTCTGGGAACCATAACTCAAATCGGTGCCATTAATGTTCTTGGGGAATGCATCCCACAATTTTACTCCATACCTTCTCTGGTCCTGCTTGTCGAGAAGATAGATTTCTACTGAACCAACATAGTCATTGTAATATCCAATGTTCCATGTCTGTGGATTGTATGCATTCTTCTGCCACCTCTCAAAGAATACTCTCTCTTCCAAATCTGAACTGGCTGCAAAGGTCATTGACACTTCTTCTGCATATGTCACACCTTCAACAATATCTCTTGTTGGACCGTATATGTTTGAGTCTTGGATAGTTGCTAGATTGATGCCGGGTAGGGTTACAGACTCACAACGAAGTTGAATATCTCTCACATTCAAAGTGGACTCGTTTCCAAGATTTGGATTCTGCAACTGTGATGCACCACCAAGTTGTCTTCCTCTTGGTCCAAAGATATTCACCTCGTATCGGTTTGGTTGTGCATATCCTTCATTGGAATGAAATGCAGATAGAATATCATTGAGAACACCGATTGCGGTTCCTTCGAAAAAGTTCTGTCCTACGGCCATTAGATCATGCTCCTAGATTCTTTCCATACCTCTGATGCAGATGCCTTCTTGAACCTCTGCACTGGTAGTAGTGTCGCAATCGTAAACTCGTCTGCATCAATTCTACGAAACCGTGACTTAACCTGTCCCGCAAGATATTTGTGAATGGTAGGACGAACTAACCGTACATTCTTTAGTGCCGAATAGTCAACGTCGAGTGTAGTTGACTCATCGAATTTTGTGTTGTTTGAGAAGTCTACAAGTCTGTCCAACAGTCGAATTCTAAGGGGGATTGGTAGGTAGTGTAGATTGACACCTAGAAATCCATCTGGGTAGTTTTCGATGGGAAGAACGAGAGGAAAAGTGTCATAGTATGGAAGTGTCTTCTTGAACTTTGGATCATAGATAAACATGTTCAATCGTCCAAAGAATGGGCGTGTTGCCTGCTTACCGTCACGAATCAAGTCTAGTGCGCCTGGTGTACCAAACTCCTTGATCTTGTCCTTGTACCACTCTGTGGAACGTGGACGTTCTCCTGCTGCTTGTTTTACAGACTGAATGTATTTACTCTCTGCCATAGTATTATTTATACGAGATACCCAATTCGTCCTCAGTCAAAATCTTGAATTCCAGACCTCTATCCAAACACCACTCATTCGCATATTTCCACTTTGCAGAGTTGACACCCCATGTTTTGACCTCGTTTAGATACTTCTGGGTCTTTCTCTTGGGTTGTTTGGGTGGTTTGCACTGCACCTTTGGCTTTATCTCTATAATCATCTTCTTGACACTACCATCGTGCTGTTTGACCTTGATGTAGAAATCTGGAAAATATCGGTGAATACGTCCGTCCCAAGGGGATAAATAGGGTATAATGATTTCTTCACTCCCCCATTCTAGAATGTTCGTACTGTTATCACAGTACACCATGAACTTTCTTTCCCATAAGGAGCGGTAGACTATGTTGCGTGGATCACCCTTATACTTTCTAGGGTTTACTGGTGTATATCGACCTTTGTATGCCATTCGTTATAAATAATTCAAAGTGTATAAGGATATTTAGACATGTCACTCAGAGATGCATTTGTAAACGTTGCACAGGGTGCTGCAACTGCTGCAGCAAACAGAGCCGTAACATCAGTTGTTAGAGGAGTTGCTGCTGGACTAAAGGGAAACAATCCACAAAATGATACTGCACCTCTAGATAGAAGTGTTAGTGGGACAGACCTTATCTTAAGTTATCCAAATGATGTTTCTATTGATCCAATGCAGGGACACTATATTATGTTTGGTATTCGTTCACAGAACCCAGGCAAATTCAAAAACAATCCTACAGGTACAAGAGATGGTACTATATCTCCCGCAGTAAGAAGTCTCGCATCACAGAATAATCTTGGCAACCTTGTATCCAAAGCTGGAAATCTTGTTGGACAACAACTCATTCAAGGACTTAGTAGGGATACTTTCATAAATTCTCGTGAAATAATGCGAGAAAATACGAAGAGAGATCAGAGTTCTAGAGCACTCTCACTAACCAGAAAACCCTATACAGAACTTGTTCAAACAATCGCACTGTACATGCCGCCACAGGTTAGTGTATCATATGAAGCAAAATATGCAGACCAAGAGATTGGTGTACTGGCAGAGGCTGGTAGTAAAGTTATAAGAGACTTATTTGCGGGCACGGCAACTCTTGGTAGCGTTGCAAGTACTGTTGGTAATGCGGCGACTGAAGGTGCAAAACAGGTTGGACTAGCTGCATTAGATAATCTTGCGAAAGGTTCGAAAGAACTAGTCGCAATTGAGAGAGGAAAGATTATAACACCAAGAATGGAACTCATGTTTGAAGGTCTTGGTAGAAGATCATTTTCTTTTGATTTTGTTATGATTCCAAAGAGTGCGGCAGAAGCGCAAACAATTAGAGAGATTGTTAAAGCATTTAAAGTACATATGACATCTAATATTGGAACAACAACAATTGGTGGTGGAACAAATGTTAGAGAACTAGATATTCCTGATGTATTTGATATCAAGTATATGTACAGAGGTCAGGAAAATATGCATCTAAACAAAATTGGTACTGCACGACTCACTGGTATGGATGTTCAGTATGGTGGTGACAGATATACTGCTTTCGAACCAGATGCATCAGGTTCACCACCACCACAAAGAACGTCTATATCACTCAAGTTTACAGAAATTGACATCATGTATCGTGATAAGATTGAGGAGGGTTTCTAATGTATTTTGCTAACTTTCCTGTTATTCCATACGATGCAGCAGGCGATAATAACTTTAAGGTGGTCACCAACCTTTTGCGTAGAGTTGCAGTCCGTGCGAAGTTGAAATCAAATATCTTATTTTTCGACACCTATGATGTCAAGAACGGTGAGACACCAGAGATGATTGCACATAAGTTATATGGTGATCCAGAACTTCATTGGACTATTCTTCTACTGAATGATATCGTTGATCGTTATCATCAATGGCCCATGAGTACTCGTCAGTTTCTTGCTTACATCAATAACAAGTATACAAATGTAGATGGTATTCACCACTATGAGATTTTTCAGACTTCTGGTGACACCACTGTCAAGATTAATATTGGAACAGACAACACAGACTTTCCTTCTGCAACTCCAATTACAAACAGAGAATATGAACAAGAACTTCAAGACGAATTACGACGAATAAAACTGATTGATCCCATTTACATTACTGAATTCGTAACTGAATTTGAGGAACTAGTTGGGAGGAGTATACTATAGTGGCTGGTATTTTTCGTGCCGGACAATTTGAATTAAGAGAAGCCAAACTGGTATCATCATCTGGTGAAGTTGTAGATATAACTCTCTCAACGTTGAGTGTCACAATTTTTGAAGATATCAATAAGTTTACCCTCACTGGTTCTGTAATTGTTCAAGATGCTATTAACCTTGGTTCTTTCTTTCCATTAATTGGTCAGGAATATTTGTTGTTGAAGTTAGCAACCGCCTCTGCACAGGGTGAAGAGGTTGTAATGGACTTCACAAAGAACGCTTTAAACGTCACAAATATCAGTAGTCGCGTAGATACTGGTTCTGGTGTTCAGGCATACTCAGTAAATTTTGTATCACGGGAACTTCTGGTTGACCAGAGAGTTCGGGTTAACCAAAGTTTAACTGGCAGCACCTCAGACATAGTAAAATCTATATACCAAAATATTCTTGGAACGAGCAAGAAATTATTTATTGAACCAACTGCTGATGTCAAGAAACTCGTTGCACCAAATCAACGCCCGTTTGATTTTATACGTCATTTGATGTACAACGCTGTCTCTAGAAAACATAATGACCCATGTTATCTTTGTTATGAGACAACCAAAGGTTATCATTTTAGGTCACTTGCAAGCATGTACGCACAACCTAGTGTTATGAAATATGAGTCAATTGTTGCTGGAACGCGGAGTAAAAAAGGTGCAGTAGATATTGCAGCAGATATGGCATCTCTTTTAGAATATAATATTGTCAGCACTCAAGACAGTCTAATAACAAGTAGAATGGGAGCTTACGCTTCAAGACTCTATGTTCACGATATAATTTCTAAAAGTTATCAAAAACATACATATAACTATATTGATAATTTTAGAAATGAACACCATATTGAGTCAACAAATAGTAAGTTTAGAGGCGACAACTTGGACGATTACCCAATTGTTAGTGATGTAATCATTACTAAAGACAATAAAAGAATATCCGACTTTCCTTCAAGAACTTTTGTACAACCAACATCTGGTTCTGGTAACAGTAATACTCAAGCTGATGAATTTAATTCACCTGTTTTTACCTCAAATGCACCAGAATTGTGGATTCAAAAAAGAAACTCACAAATGGAACAGTTAAAAGTTGGTTATACAGTCACCATACAGGTTCATGGTAATACTGGTGTGGCGGCTGGAGATATTGTAGATATCAACCTTCCATACACCGCATCAACCAAGACAACTAAAGATGAAAAATATGACAACATATACAAGGGAAAGTTTCTCATCACAAAATTGAGACACGATTTCAGTATGGTTGATAAGTCACATGTCATGAATATGGAAGCAGTCAAAGATTCGCTACCATATAAACTACCCTCATCAAATAATCCAGAAATTGTTGATGAGGTTGTACCATTCGTAGAAGATAACCTATACTAAGAAAGGAGAAGCCCATCTCAAAAAAATCTATATCCCAATACAAACAGCGAAAGGAAGATAAAATGGCAAAGACCAAGAATCGCATTAAGAAATTGAACTTTCAGAGGCAGGAACGTAGAATGGAATTAGAACCACTTTCAGAGAATGATAAATACATCATAGAAATGTCAGGATATAGAAAAGGGCAAATGCAAAATGAAGAGTTTTCACGAACTACAGGAAGGGGTTTACGATCCCAACATATTTAAAGCATTTTTCCTAGCAGGTGGGCCTGGCAGCGGTAAGTCATACGTTGTCAGGCGCACTACTGGGGGAACAGGACTCAAGATTGTCAACTCAGACGATGCTTTCGAGAAACTGTTGAAGGATGCTGGTCTATCTCTCAAGATGCCTCCAGAGGAAGAGCAGGAGAGAGATGTTGCCCGTTCCCGTGCAAAACAAATCACTAAGGCTCGTCAGACAAACTACATTGAAGGACGCCTTGGACTTATCATAGATGGGACTGGCAAGGACTATGATAAGATTGCTCGTCAGTCTCAGCAGTTACGAGAACTGGGTTACGATACCTATATGATTTTCGTAAACACCTCACTGGACACTGCACTTGAGCGCAATGCAAAACGTGCTAGAAGTGTTCCAGAATCCATCGTCGTTCAGTCTTGGAAGGACGTTCAGGCCAACATCGGTAAGTTCAACAACCACTTTGGGTCAGGTATGATCATCGTGGATAACAACGATGCTGGTGAGGACGTATTTGCTAAGGTCTGGAAACGTGTGCAGGGTCTTCTTCGAAACAAGGTGAAGAATGGACGGGCAAAGGCATGGATTGCAAGGGAAATGCAAAAAAAGCGTCGATAATCGAAAAAAGTTGTTGACAAACCTCTTAGACTGTAGTATATTATAAACATAGTCAACAACAAGAGGTCTTCATGACTGTTCCAAATCCCCTTCTTACCTTCGTTCCGTCAGAGTTCAACACAGATGATCGTCCTCGTGTTTTCCGTGCTGAGACTAAGTTCGGAGAGGTCCGCATCGTTGGTGCAGAGGACAGAGGTTTCATTATCTTTGACCCCAACGGTATGTCAGTAGACGTTGGTGAACGCCGCCCGTTTATTGATGCCGTCAATCGTGCAACTTTCATATTTGGGGGTTGATCATGATTCTGACACTCAAGGGTATTACCAATAAGGGTAAGAACCGAATCAGGGAACACGGCGACAAGTGGGAAGTCTTAGAAGTCCCACCTGGCGTTGTGAGTATGACCCCCAAACCTGTGTTTCCCCCCATAAAATCACTGAAAACTGGTGAATGGCGTTGGTTGGATGACGTTAATTTTTCTTGGATACCTGATAGATTCTAGTTGACAAACCTCTTTCCACATGGTATGATTAGACATAATCGGAAATCAAGAGGTTTTGAATGGTTGACAGAATTACGATGAACAAGGGAGTTTTCCTTGGTTATGGTAGCACAGAAGACCTAGAACTCGTAGGTCGTGCCTTTGGGTATGATATCTACATTGAGAAAGAAGAACGCACATACATGACTGTGTGGGTCTATGACCGCAACGTAACCAAGAGGGTTCGCACCCCCTATGGTGATATGGAAACTCGTTATCGCATTGCTGCGAAGGTAGAGTTGTCAAAAGAACGTGGTGCATGGCACGTTAACCTCTTAAATGTCGATAGTCGTTATAAGGGTAACAACCTTGCAATCAAGATTTACAAGTTCCTCTTGAAGAGAATGGATATCACCCTGATGGCTGGTATAAGTCAGTCTGCTGGTGGACGGTATGTCTGGAACAAACTCAATAAGGAACGTGACATTACGGTGTATGCCAGAAAGTCGCCCTATTCCAAGTTCATTGACTTCCCCAAGTCTGGAAATCGTGAGTTGGTTTCCAAGAAGTTCGACTTGTACGACAGTGATGCAGAAATATTTGCGGTTGCTGCATAATAGGGGTTGACAAAACGAATCCTGCGTGGTATAGTTAGACATAATCAGAGAAGGAAAGACAAATGGCATATGTAAGTAAAGAGACGAAGAAAGAACTTGCCCCTGCAATCAAGAAGGTTCTTGCCGAGTATGGTGTCAAGGGGACCATCAAGGTCAACAACTACAGCACTCTGGTTGTGACTCTTCGGAAGGTTCCTGCTGGACTCTTCACTGATAAAGAGATTGCTGACGGTGTGAACGTCTACCATCTCGGATGGTTTGATGGCACTGCAAAGAATT